AATTTTACGGGAGGCTGACAGATGCACCAAGGAAATGGACGGCGCTTAGGCTTCGGATATTGTCAATCGAAAGTGGTTCCTCCCTGCTGTGCCCGCAAAAGGGCTGATTCCGCTACGACAAGGCCTCTCTGATAGGACCTAACCGCGACGTCTTCGTCTTTTACACGTTCCTCGATGATGTCGTTCCCGCTCTCATCTTTGATGGTAAAACCACGTTCACTCGCTTTCGCAAAGTAGTCGCGCCGCTCCACAGCGTTCTCAAGGGATTCACGCCAGTAAGCAACAAATTTCTCGAGGCGATCTAAATTTTCTGAATTATTCAAGCTCTTCTCCATTTCAGTTTCAGTCGTCTGACTTGCGGATTCCGTTGGTGATTTGATCCATCGCTTGTATGTAGGATTCTAAGCGCCCGAACCTATGAAGCATTCGGTAAGGGTTTTTCATCGCAGCTTCGCGCCGGAGACCATCATCTATCTGGCACCAAGAACATTCCTCGTTTCCACCTCGAACGGGCTCGCCACAGGAATTGCAGGTTGCAGCCGCTCGTGAAATTTCAACCCCATCAAAAACGCATGTCTCGCGGCACGAATCAATAAAATATGGATTGATTGTGGATCGCCCTATCTTCATCGTAAAGAAGCTGCAACTGAAGAGCTTGGCGCGCATTTTCATGGACTCGACGAATTCAGGGTCGGCGCGCGCGCCTGTAATAATTGAGGTTATGCATTGCACTGGAACATCCATTAGCAAAAGTCCGTTTGACGCGCGAACATGCTCCATTTGGACAACCATTCGCCGTTCCATCTCATAAGACCAGCAGGCCGCTTTCGTAAAATACGCGGCAAAATAGGCGCCGTTCCGCAACATGTACGTGTATCGCGGCTTTCCGATGTGGCAGACCCGATACAGCATATCCGTCAGGCCTTCAGAAGGCTCGTTTTGATAAGTGACATCTCCGAAATTGCTTTCCGGAAAGCACTCTTTTAACTCGGCCTCATCAAATTCAATAATGAATCCAGCTGCATTGTGGCCGTAGTGGGCCCACATTGGCGATATCGAGGGCGAAGACGAGAAGCATGTTGTCGGATTCTGAGGGATGCTGCCAATTGCCTCTTCATAGCAAGCTAGTGCATCAGGATCGGAAAGATAATCCACAGTCAAGAAAAGTTCGTAAGGATCATTGAAGTCCTTCGGAAGTGACAATTTAAGCGTAACCCCAGCATTATTGAAAACAAGATCAGCCACTTTCGGGCTGAAATACTTATATATCTTCCCACCCATGTCGCCAGCTCGTCTTGTTAGGATGCACGTTTTCCATAGTGCACTTAACGCGCCGTATTGAGTAGTAGCCTAAGAATTTGGGTCCAGCGCGCCCATAGTAGAATTGCCGACTATTGGCTGAGCACGCTTTCGAGTTGGACTGTAGTTCTGAAGCCGTCGTCAGCAATGGAATGGGTTGCTTTTGCGATTATCCACGCTTGTGCACTGATCTCAGGCTTAAAGCCGCTAATAGCCACCCTCTGGTCTGGATACAGATCCGCCCGCCCGATCGCGAGTGTGTAGTCAAACTTCGCCACGCCGCGTTTCACCCCTTCTAGCTCAGCATGGGCATGCTGGCGTGCAGTTGCTTCATCAGCATACGACTCGCGCAGGCGCTTGGCGTTGTCGTCTGTGCCCACCAGCACTGACTGCCGCCGCGCCTTGCCCTTGTCTACCCAGTACGCACGCACGCCGGTGTAGGCATCGCGGTCGGCAACGGAGTAACGGTGTTGGTCGCCGTCGCGCCGCGTCAGAGTGACGGTAGATAACCGCTTGCCGGTCGCTGTGGTCCCGGCGCCGATCGGCGTAAAGATCAGCGCTCCTGCCTTCACAGTTGCCACTGCATCGAAGCGCTGCCCCAGGCGGGTGAGCAGATTCATGTCGCTCTCGTTGGCCTGGTCGAGATGGGGCAGTTTGATGCGCGCCAGCGCGTCGGCCACACGAGGCGTCAGTCTATGGTCTCCAGCCAGCGTGTTGAGGACAGCGCCCAGCGTGGTGTTGTGCCAGCTTCGCTCGCGCCGCGTGCGCATGTCTGCAGTCAGACCCGCACTACGCGCACGCACGGTGATGATGTCGGGCGCACCGCTGTACTCCACCTCGTCCACGATGAAGGTGCCTTTGTCGACCAGGCCGGTGGCTTTCCAGCCCAGCGCCACGGCCAGGCGCACGCCGCGTTTGGGCAGCGCCATCTTGCCGTCGTGGTCGTGGATGCGCAGATCCAGCTGGTCGGCTTCGCCGCCACGGCATTCGGTGAGGGTGAGATCGAGCAGGCGCGGTGCGATGCGTTCGGTGAGGTCTGTGCCATCAAGCACCACGCGCCACTGCGGAATCGGGTAGCTCATGCGGCGGCCGCCTCGGGCGAGGCGTCGTCGGTGCGGCGCAGGCTCAGCTGGAACTCGACGCGGCGCGGTGTGCCATCCGGGAAGAACAGCGAGGCCGTCTCGTTGACCGACAGCAGCACATACGGCCCATACACCCAGCCCGTGCCATCGACCAGCGGCAGCGGCTCGCCGGCGGCTGCGAGTCTGCGCAGCGTAGTCAGCGATCCACGCGAGCCGGTCAGGTCCGGCGCGATCAGACCTGACAGCTCGATCGTTTCATCGCCTGGACCCAGGAACTGGCTGGCCGCTCGCGCGCCGACGCGCTCGCTGGTGGGGTGGCGCCAACTCATCTGCCGCTGCAGCTGCAGATAGGCGGCGCTATCGAGGGCAAACACAAACGTGCCGTAGGACATCATCATCGGGGTGGATCCTCAGTCGTCGCGCAGGCTGGAGCGGCGGGTGGCCGCCGTGCGCCGTTCGCGCTCTTCGATCTGGCGGGCGACTTCGCGCGCCAGTGCGGTCGCATCCATGCCCGGTGCGGCATGGACGTGGATGACGTAGCTGTTGCCGCCTGCAGGCGCGCTGGCGGCGCGCGCAGGAGCCGACAGCGGTGCCCGACTGTCGATCGCCGCCACCGGCGCTGTGGCCGTCGCCAGGGCCAGGCCGGCGCCCACCGCACGCATCCGGTTGCCAAGCGCCATGACGGCCTGCACAGGCGCGCCCTGGCCGCGCTGCAGACCTACGGTGAGGCCCTGCATGGTGAAGTCGCCCAGCTGGGCAAACACGCGCGAGGGGCTGTGGATGCCCAGCAGGCCCTTGAAGCGATCGACCACGCCAGTGCCGACGCTGGCGATCGCATTGCTGGCGGCGCCGAGCTTGGAGCGAATGCCCTGGACAAGGCCGCTGATCATGTCGGCGCCGGCCTGCAGCATCCGGGCCGGCCAGTTGGCCAGCTGCAGGTTGATGCCGGCCCACAGCTGCAGCAACCCCTGGCGGATGCGATCGCCGTTGCCGGTGAACACGCCCACGATCAGCGACCACGTGCCCTGGACCGTTTGCCACACGCCGCCGAGGATCTGCTTGATGACCGGCAACACGAACACAAACGCCTGCACCAGCCAGCCGATCGCCTTGACCGCCAGCTGCAGCTGGGTGACCAGCACCGCGCCCAGGATCTGCCCGAATCCGCGACCGGCATGCGTTGCACCGTGCAACTGTGCGGTGGTGGCCTCGAACGGCGTCAGCAGCTGCTTGACCCACGCCCAGGCCTGGCCCATCGCAGCGGCCACCGTGTCCCACACCGGCGCCAGTGGCGCGAGTGCCGCCTGCAGCTCGGCCAGCACCGGCGCGGCCACATCGACGATGCCTTGCCACACGCCGATGGCGAACGCCTTGATCGGCCCCCAGTACTTCCACACCAGCAGCGCTACGGCAGCGACAGCCGCACCAATCGCCAGCACCGGCAGGCTGACGCCGCCAAGCAGCGGCAGCAGCAGGCGCGCGCCATTGGCGAGCATCGGCAGCACGCGGCCGCCAAACGCCAGCCCCTGCCGCAGCAGCGCACCAAAGCCGCCACCGCCCGACAGCAGCGCCACGGCGCCGTGGATCTGCGAAAACGCCATCGCGGCCACGCCGCCGGCGACCAGCAGGCCGCCCAGGATCGTGACCAGCGCGGCACCGGCGATCGCCGTCTTGGCGATCGCACCCACCAGCACCGGATTGGCGCGGATCCACATCGTGACCTGGCCGACCACCGCAGCGGTGCGCTCGGTCAGTTGCTTGAATTGCGGCAGCACGGTCTGGCCGATCGATTGCGACACCACCACGACGGTGTTTTTCAGTAGCTGCAGCGAGTTGGCCGAGGTGGCCACCCGCGATGCGTACTCGGCCGACATCGAGCCGCCATAGCGCTGTGCATCAGCCACCTTGGCGAAGTTGCCCTGCAGCAGCTCCAGATTGGTCAGCAGCGGTGCGATCGCACCGATCGACTCGCGGCCGAACAGCTGCGTCATGGTCGCGGCTTGCTCGGCCTTGGGCAGTGCGCGCAGCTTCTGCAGCACCGACATGATCGCCCCGCCGGCGTCCTTCTGCATGACCTCGGCCATGGCGGTGGCCTTGATGCCCAGCTTATCGAAGGCCTCGCGCTGGCTCTTGGTGGCCGACTCGCCCGATGCCAGGGTGAGCAGCATGTTCTTGATGCCGGTGGCCGAGACTTCCGACTCGATGCCCATGCCGGCGACGGTGGCGCCCAGCGCGGCCAGTGGCCCGCTCTGCAGGCCGGCCACTTCGCCCAGGGCACCAATGCGGTTCACCACCGCGCTGATCTTGTTGACGCTGGCCGGGCCGGTGTTGCCGAGGTAGTTGATCTTGTCGGCCAACACGACCACTTCGGCCTGGCCCATGCGGAAGGCGGTGCGCCAGGTGGCCATGGTCTGGCCGGCGTCCTCGGCGCTGCTGTCGAAGGCTACGCCCATCTTGGCCGCGTCCTCGGCAAAGCGGACCAGCTCCTGGCGCGGGATCGCCGCCTGGCCGGCCGCCGCCACGATCTTGGCAATCTCGGCCGGCAGCATCGGCAAGCGCGTCGAGAGGTTCTCGACATCGCGGCCCATCTGCAAGAACTGCTGCGGGGTCTTGAAGTCCACGACCTTGCGCACGTCGGCCATCGCCGACTCGAACTCCATCGCATCGCTGATCGGCAGCGCGGTGGCACCCAGTGCGCGCTGGCCGGCGAACGCCATGCCGGCTCCGTAGGCGCTCGCCTGCAGGCCGGCGCTCTGGATGCGGGCGCTACGACGCTGTGCAGCATCGATCGCCGCCAGGCGCTGCTGCTGGGCGCGCATGGCGGTGTTGGTGCTCTCGATCTCAGTGCGCAGGCGCCGCTCGTGCGTGACCAGCTCGCGCGTGCTGATTCCGGCCGTCTCCAGACGACCACGCAGGCGCTGCAGGCCGGCCTCCTGCGCGCCGTGTGCGGTCTTGAGTTCGCGTGCGGTGCGCACGGCGCGTTCGAACTCAGCATTCATGGCAGCGGTGGGCGTGCCGGTCGCCTTGATCTGTTGGGCGAGCGTGCGCACCGATTGGCGCTGCGCATCGAGCGCGGTCTTGGCACGCTGTGCCAACGCCACCTGTTCGCGATACGCGCCGATGTCGCGGTGCTGGCTGTTGAGTTGACGCAGCGCGTCGCGCTGATTGCGCAATGCGGTGGCAACGCCACGGCTGCCATTGAGCACGCGGCGGAACGGGCCGGTGGCCCGATCGACGGCGGCCAGGATGACCTGCAGGCGCAGATTGTCGGAGGCCGCCATTTAGGCGGCCTCGTTCGTGGTGTGGTGCATCATTCGGCTCCGCTTCGTAGGCGGGCACGCTCGCGCCACGCCGTGAGTTCGTGCAGCGACCAGCCGTCCATTTCAGACGGCGGCCAGTGGAAGATGGCCGCGATGTCGGCCATCGCATCCTCTACGCAGTCGGGAAATCCGCTTCCCTCTGGGCCTTCGGCAAGAAAAAAACCTGCACCTCCTGGCCTACCGCCAGCAGGTCGGCCGGATCCATCGCGTTGACGTCGGCGGTGGTCAGCGTGGGCGAGGAAATGCGCGGCAGCAGTGTTGCCAGCGCAGTGACATCCAGCTGCAGCACGTCGGTGAGCTTGAGGCCGCGCAGTTCGCCTGCACCCGGCTTGCGCACCTTGAGCTCGGTGATGGTCTGCTCGCCGCGCACGATCGGCTGGTCGAGAGGAATGGCTGGGGAAAAGGTCGGGGTCATCGGAAGGTCTCAAGGCGGAGGCCTGGCGACTCCAGGCCGGAAGGGTCAGGCGCCGATGGCGCGGCGATGCGGGGCAAGCAGATCCACGCCGTTGACGATCTCGATCATGTTCATCAGATCGATCTCGATCACCGTGGAGCCATTGATCATCAGCTTGTAATAGCTAGCGGAGGTCTTGACGGAGAATTCGGTGTCGTCGCCGGACTTACCGGTACCGGGATCAATCTCTTTGTGACGGCCGCGCACCACAAATTCGACGGCATCCACCGCGCCGCTGTCGTCGCGCTGGTAGGCGCCGGCAAAGCGCAGCTGCACAGCGTTATGCGTGGTGGCACCGTACTGATTCAGCACGCTGCGCATCATGCCGCCGCACTTCCATTCGAGCTCGATCTTCTCCTGGCCGAAGTCGATGTCGACCGGGCCATTCATACCGCCGCCGCGATATTCCTCCATCTTGCGGGACAGCGTGGGCAGCTTCACTTCGACCACCTGGCCGAGATAGCTCTCACCGTTGTTGAACAGGTTGAGCGCTTTGAGTTTCTTGGGCAAAGCCATGCGTTTCTCCGGGAATCTAAGGCGGGCGCGTTACGCGTTGACGCGTTCGGCGAAGTCGGCCAGGTAGCTGGTGGTGATCTTCTGGTACAGCTGCAGGTTCTCCAGCGGCGGTACTGGCGTGTAGTCGTAGTCGATGCGCAGCGCGCCATCGGCGAGCGTGGTGGCGCTGTTGACGGTGCCGTCGAACCAGGCGGTGGCATCGATCAGGTAGCCGGACGACTTCAGGTCGCGGAACTTGGCGTTGATCGTTTCGATCAGGTCTCTGACCAACGAAGGGTGCATCGGCTTGTCGACGTAGAACGCAACGCCTTCGGCGATGGTGTCGGCCAGGATCTGGGCGGTGCGCGTGGCTGTCTCGAAGGCGAACATGTTGTCCTCGGCGCACGTGCGCGATCCCCAGAAGCGTTGCCCGTTGAAGTTGACCAACGTGGTGATGTCGCCCTCGTTGAGCACACCCGCATCGGTAGCCGGATCCTGCAGATCCCAGTGGACGTCCTTGGAAATGCCGGTGACGCCCGACACGGGCACATTGGACAGGCTCTTGTGCCAGCCCTGCTCGGTGTCGATCTTGGCGCGCAGGCCGAGCGCACGTGCGGTGGCATACGCCGCCGTCGTGGTGCTGGTAGCGGTGTCGAAGGCCAGGAAGTCCGGCCAGATCAGCATCAACTCGCGATCGCCGAATTGCCCACGGTAGGTGATGGCATCGGCCACGGTCTCGGCAACTGGCCGCACATAGGCCATGGCGCGCAGCTTCTTGGCGATGGTCGCCAGTGCCTTGGCCACCGGCAGTGTGTCCAGACCCGGCGCGCCCAGGATGCGCGGGCGCACGCCCAGCTGTGCTTGCGCCGCGAGCAGCGCATACAGGCCGGTGTAGCCGCTGGATTTGGCCTCGCCGATGACGTTGGACGAGGTCTTGTCCGCGTCTTCGCCCTCGGCCACGCGCACTACGACGGTTACTGGGTTGGTCTGGTCGGCGATGCCTTGCAGGGAGTCGCGCAAGGTGCCCTTGGTGCCGGCACTGGCGATGGCACCCAGCACGTCGGTGACCAGCACGGCCTTGTTGAGCGGAAAGATGGTCGCGTCGGCATCGGACGCCGTAGCGACCAGGCCGACAATGGCGGTGGAGACGGTGCGGATCACGCGTGCACCAGCGCTGACTTCGATGACGCGGACGCCGTGGTGGTAAGCAGTTGACATAGGTTCCTCGATCAGGACGAGCGGAAGCGGAGCGGGATGGTCATGCGCGAGCGCGCATTGGCGGGAGCAACGTCGGTGCGTTCGCCTTCGACTGTCAGCACGAAGCTGCCGGGTGCATCGCCGATGACTAGGTCGACCTGGGTCAGGCGCAATCGCGGCTCCCAGCGCATCAATGCGGTGGCCGTAGCGCCGTAGAGCAGCGTGCGGGTGGCCCCGTGTAACGGCTGGTCGATCAGTTCGGGCAGCAGCGAGCCGAAGTCGCGGCGCTGCTCACGCGTGCCGATAGGTGTGGTGAGGATGCAGGCGATCGACTGGGCCAGGTGCTGCTCGCCCTCGATCACACGGCCGGTGGTGGCATCAACGCCGATCACTGCGGGCCACCGCTGAGTGCGCTGCCGGCCGTCACGCCGGTGGTTTTGTGGTTCTTGAGGCTGATCCCGCCGCCGATGACATCGGTGGTCGCCGTCGCGGTACCGGTGATGGTCGCATCACCATTGAGCATCGTCTTGCCGTTGACGGTCAGTGGGCCATTGAGCGTGATGCCGCCATCGGCAGTAATGGACGCGGTGCCGCCGCTGGGCAGCGTGGCCTGCAGCGCATGCGCCTCGGTGTCGTAATGGATCTGCGCGCCATCGGCAAAGCGCAGCACGTGGAGCGTGTCGGACGCGGCAGGCGCCGCGAATTGGTCGGAGTACAGGCCCCGTAGCACCACGCCATCGGCCAGGTCGCCAGCCGGCGACAGCACCACGACTTGTTCGTCGATCGCCGGCGCCGACCAGATGATGGTGGTGCCGGCCAGGGTGACCACCCAGGGCAGATAGTCGGTCAGCATCTCGCCGACCTGCACGCGGCATCGCGCGGTGGCGAGATTCACCTCGGCAACGGTGCCGAGGCGAATGGCGTTACTCAATGCGGAGAATGCGTTGCCCATGCAGTCATGGTCGTCGCGCGCGTGCAGGATGACACCGCAGTTGTGCTGTAGCTGCGTGATCTACGCAGCGCAGCGGTGCTACAAATTCGCAGGCGGCTCAGGTGCGATGACTTCGCGCTGGGTGAACTGCGCGTCGAAGTAGTACAGCCCGTCACCGCGATTGAAGTACATGCCAGGCTCGCACACGGTCTTGTCTTGGAGTGCGCGGAACTCGAAACCGTCAATGGTGAAGCTGCTATCGGAAACGATGACGTTGACCACCACGTCGTCGCCGGTTTGGATCATTGCGTAACGTCCAATCGTCATCTCAGCACCACTCAATGAAAACGAAACCGGGGCACCCGGTGGAACCGTCCTTGCCGAAGATGCTGGCCCCGGCGCTGCTGGACACGCCACCTCCGCCACCGCCGCCAGCGCCAAAACCGTAGCCCTTGCGACTGGCCGATGTGGTGTCGCCTGCGCAGCGCCCGCCAGGACCGCCACCACCGAACGCACAGGAGGCGCCGGTGCCTGCCACCCCGTAGGCTGCCCTCACTGAAATTGAGGATGAGTCGCCGCCGGCTGGATAACCGTCTCCACCGGTTGCGCCGCCGACCTGCCCAGCACCAGCAAACCCGCCGCCGCCGCCCTGACCGGCAGCGAGGGTGATGAGATTGCCAATGACCGTTGCCCCGCCAGCGCTACCGGCGGTCCCATATCCACCGTCCGTCCGTGAGCCTGCGCCAATCGATCCGCCAGCACCGATGACGATCGGATGGCTGACCCCTGGAGTGACCGCAAAGCGCATGCGCTGAATTGACTGCCCAGCGCCACCGCCCCCGCCGCCAGCTGCGGTATAGGTCTCTGTCCCAAGAGATTTCTCGGCGCGGGTTCCGCCACCACCACCACCACCACCACCGCCGCCGGCACAGGCGCTGACGTAGATCGCAGTTACCCCGACCGGAACGACGAAGGTGCCGGATGCCTCAAAGCGCGCACGGCCACTGCGGCTGTCGATCGCTGCTTTCAAAGCGTCGGGTGTGACAGCGCGTTGGGTGTCCGTGCCCGCAATGGCCTCGGCACGTGTGGCGAGTTCGACAATGCCTTCCTTTTCGGTGGTCGCAGCCGGGTTGGTGAAGTTGGCATTGCCAAACGTCACCGAAGACACAGTGACCCCAGAAAACAGGATGTCGGCCGACATCAGCAGGTCCGAGGCAGCGGCCTTTTCCATGATCAACTCGGGCTGGGAATAGCTGCCCAGCAGCGTGCCGTTCTCCAAATACAGCCCAAAACCACGCACCTCATAGGTCGCCCGGCTGGTGTCGTTGACGGTGACGTGGATGGTGGTGGACGACGTCGTGCCGCCCGAGATGCTGGAGAGCGTCAGGTGCTGGCCTGGTACTGCCTTCAGGTCTTCCGTTGCAGCGAATGCCGCCGCAGTGAAACCGATGCTGGCCACCTTGGTAGAAGTGGTGCCGTTCTTCTCGGCGTTGATCAGCGCTGCACGACCAGCGGTGGTGAGGACCAGTTGTAATGCCATGGCTTATCCCTGCGCCGTCATCGACAGACGGCGGTAGTTGATGATGCGAATACCGGTAGCCAGCGAGACATTGCCGGTGGCTTGCAGCCCCTGCACGAAGCCAAAATGCGAGCGGACCGGCTTGGTACGTTCAACCTCGGCGATGACCTCATCGACAAATCGAGCGCTTGCGGCTCTGCCATCAGATCCATTGAGCGTGAGCGTCAGCTCGAACGTATGCGGCTGGCCGCGCGGCTGCTGCTGCCACCACTCGCGGATGGTCACCGCACCCCCGAGCGAGGCAACCACCATGCGCACGCTATTGGCTGTGCCCTTGCGGCGCTGGATCGCCATGGCGCTGCGCAGGCGCGAGCGCTTGACCGCATCGCTCCAGTCGGCCTTCCAGTCATCAACCGAGAGTGTCCACGCCAGCCACGGCAGATGGCCGGCCGGGCAGGTGTCCGGATTCCACAGGTCTGGATATGGCAACGGGATCGCTTCCAGGCGCGCCGCAACGGCGGCCAGGGCGCGCTCCATCGGCGTGGCATTGGGCGGCAGCGGGGAGTTACTCATCGATGCCGGCGTGCACGATGTCGATCGAGGTGCAGTACGCAGCCTGCGTGCGGCTGATCCGAATGTCGGCTGCAGGCGAGTCCAGCTCCACGCGCTGCACGCCATCTGCGAATAGCTTTGCCTTGATGGCCGACTCGGGTACGTCGCGACCAATGCGGTGTGCCTCGTCCAGATACGCCTTCAGGCTGCGCATCGCCTCGCGCATGACCACCGCCGAGTCGGGGCCTGCGTAGGTGTAGACGCGCCCACGAATGGCATACGGGACGATCTGGGCGCTCTGGACCGCAACATTGTCGGTCAGCGGGCGCACATCATCGTTGGTGAGGATCGCCGCGACCTCATCCAGCAACGCCTGGGGAGCAGTGCCATCGCCGGTGCGCGATTGGACCGTGACCAGGACTTGGCCAGGCGCGGGGCTGGTGGCGCTGGCGTCCATGACATCGGCCGCCGCACTGAGCGCGTGATAGATGTAGGCGCCCTCGGGGCCGGCAACACTGAAGCCCTCCGGCGCCAGCTGGATCCGGCGGCGGAAGTCCACGTCCGACTCGTAGGTCGGCGCAATGTCGATCTCGGGTTGTCCCGGATCCAGCACCAGGCGTGCGACACCGAATAACGCGCCAAGGTGATCGAGGTTGGTGCCGGTGGCGAAGGCCAGCATGGTCTGCTGCGCCTTGTCGTTGGCGCGTTGGCGGATCAGCAGCTCGCGTGCGGCGAACAGTTGCAGGAGCTTGTAGACCGGATCCGATTCGGTGAGCGCAGAGAACTCCGGCAGCATTCGCCGAAAGAGTGCGAGCGCCTCGGCGAGGATCACCTCGAAGTCCAGCGCTTCGATCAGATCTGGTGCTTGAAGCTTTGACAGGTCAACCGCGGTGAAAGAAGCCATCAGATTACTGCGTCGAACGGTACTCAATGATCTCGTGCTACCTCAGGAAGTCCGCGGGCAGCGATTTGTTGGGTCTAGTTCTACAAAAAATTTGATTGGCTGCTTTCAATTCGCAAACAGCAACAGATCTTCGCATATCTGATGCAACTGAGTTGCGCGGCCTGAGATAATTTCCTCCCAAATAGGAATGATGATGAAAAATAAAAATATACTGGGGCTTGGTGTCGCAGCAATCGGTCTGCTATTTTCTTCGGCCGCATTTGCGGACATTGGTGTTATTAGGGCCTGTTAACACATC